ATTGAACCAATTAGTTTAACAGTTGAGGGTGCTACAGATGTTGGGGAGACTAAAGAATATGAAATGCATTGGCCGTTAATTGATGACGCTGCTAAAAAAGGATCATTATTAAAAGAGAACAAAGATAGTGAATACAAGTCTTATAGAATGGCAGGTCAAACAACAAAAACCGATAGTATTCCACCACCAGTACACGATTCAGATTTGAAAAAAGATCCTCATTTTAAAACACATAACGACTGGGTATCAAATACAGGATTAACAGTCAAGGGCATTAATAAATGGATGAAAGAAACTGCTATGAAATATGCAATATACGATATGCCTACAATTACTCAAGGTAGTATTGCAAGTTGGAATCAGTTAGAGTTTTATGTTGATCCTAGTGTTGAACGAGATGATATGATGAAGAAAGGTAAAAACAAGTACAAAGTAAGTGCTGATGTTTTAACGAGAACTATACAAGGCACTCATGGTGTAAATCAAGGCGGTATTCAGTTTGGTTCTTCTGGTGATCGAGGTGCTCAAGAACTATATTATCATAAAAAGAAATTCTTAATGGCATATAAACGAAATAAATTAAATGCCTAACATATATCTACAAAAAGATTTAGGTGTGATAGGCGATTTTATAGACTCATATAAAAAAGATATAGCAGATGAGTTTATAAAAAATCTTCATCATTATAAATTACCTAAAGATCACTTTACTAAATTTGTTCCTAAGATAAAGAAAAAGAGAACTAACTATCTTAATATGTTTAAAGGTCTAATTAAAGGTAGAAAAAATATGTATCAAACTTTGAGAAATCACGCTGCTCGTGAGATATCTACATTAGGCGCTTGGCAAATGAAACCTTTATTATTTAATCAAAACTGGGTTTGGGAACCTTCAAATAAAATAGAAACAACAATCTGGCAAAAACAAGATGGTATTACATTTGGTACTAGATCAGCATATGATACAATAAAACAACATTATCCTAAATTAACTGAAATGATAGATAAGTTAAGAGAAGAATACGGAATTGATAGTGTCAACAAAGCGACTTACTCGATACTGATAGCGAACGGAAATATAGGTGTACATACTGGCAGAGATAATATACACTCAAAATATATTCGTTGCCACATTCCTCTTATTATACCTGAACACACCAGAGATCAATTACATTTAGAAGCAGGTGGTGATAAAGTATATTGGACTGAAACTTGGGGATTTGATAATCAAACACCACACACAGCTAAGAATGAGACAAACTACAATCGTTTGGTTTTTATCATAGATATATCAAGAGACTCTTTATGCTTGACAAAAAAGAAAAAATCTAGTAAGACGGTTTCACATATTAAAAGACTAACAAAAATTTATACAAACTTAGGAAGACAATATAATTAATGACAAGTGTATTGACAGCAGTATTAACAAGTGAAGATCCTCAAAAATTAGATAGGTGTTTAAAATCTTTAAATGACCAGACACATATACTAGTTGTCTGTAATACCACAGACGAAAAATATCCTAGAGAAGCAGAAAAGATTGCTAATAAATACTCTACAAAATTTATAGAAACTCAATCTAATGGTAAATTAGGAAAAGGTAAAAATTCAGTATTAGAACACTTTAGTAGAACTGATATGGATTTTTTGTTCTTAGTTGATGGTGATGACTTTGTTTATCCACACGCTTTAGAAACTGTACATAAATTAATTTCAAAACAAAAATTTGATGTAATGGCATTAACTGAAAGTGAAGTCTGGACTGGTAAAGAACTATTAAGAATAAAAGAATGGACAGAGTCAGATGATTTTAGAAGAAAGATTGCACCTAAGATTATGCAATTATCACCAGAGAATATGGCAAACCTGGCAAGTGTGAGTCAAATTGGGCGAGAACTAACCGAAGATGGTTCCGGTTTACATAGAGTTATACTATATTCAAAGAAGGCAGCGAAAGAATTTAGATGGAATGAAGATGATGATATTGCTGATAATCCAGGGTTCTTAGATTTAGTCATACAATTTGATGATATGGTATCATATACAAATGCCAAAGGGGTCTATATTTACGACCAAAGTGAAGAAAGTACCGGAGTATATTTTGAAACCCTTGAAAATCAGTCAAAATATGTCTGGAAAGATGAATATAAATGCTTGACAAAACAGAAAAACCTTGATATAATAGAAGTAATAGAAAAACTTACATATGACGAAAGACTTAAATACATCAAAGCGAATTGCAAGACTTGAATTTGCTCGACAAAATGCCAAAGATCCTGATATGAAAAGAATTTGGGGCAACAAGGTAGACTATCTTAAAGGGTATAAACACTATGGTGATAATCCTGAATGGTCTAAACACTGGTCTGAAGTTTTTAGAAAGATGAAATAATGAATGTTTTTTACCTACACGAAGATCCTAAGACTTGTGCTGAAATGCATATTGATAAACATTGTGTCAAAATGATTATTGAGTATGCTCAGTTGATGTCAACAGCACATAGAGTACTTGACGGTCTAGAGTATGAAGGCAGAACTAAGAACGGTAGAAAGATTAAAAGATTTCTTGCAACCGATATAGCAAGAGAACAGACTCTCTACAAAGTTTGCCATATAAATCATCCTAGCGCCATATGGGCAAGAAGAAGTGCTAAGAACTATAATTGGTTATATGAAATGTGGTCTCACCTATGTGATGAGTTTACATACAGATATGGCAAGATACATTTATCAGATTATAAATTAAGAAAAATGCTCAAAGATACACCTACTAACATACCACATTATGAGTTTACAGAACCTACACAGGCTATGCCTGATGATGTTAAAGTAGTAGGCGATTCAATAACTGCATACAGACAATATTATATAAAACACAAGAAAGGTTTTGCAACATGGAAAAAAGATCGACAACCAGACTGGTATCCTTCTAATGGGTAAACATTTAAAAACATCTATGGATGAAAAAGTTATAGAGTATCTTGCAATAGAACTATATAAAAAAGACCCTCTAAACTTTGTATTGAATAAGTTTATGTCAATGAAAAACGAAGAAGGATATAGTCTGACAAAAACTATAAATAAGTATAAAGAAACAGGTAAACATCCTGACCATTATAATACAGATGGCACTTGGAAGTATCCTAATGGTAGAGAAACTTATGAGCAATTTAGACTCGAAAAAGAATAAAATAATATCTCAAGTAGGAGATGAATTAGAGAAGGTCTTTGATCCTGAAATGCCTAGCGTTTCTGTTATGGCATTAGGATTAATATATGATATTACAATGTCAGATGATAATGTTGTAAATATAAAACATACATTGACAAGTCCCGCTTGTCCTATGGCAGACGAAATTCAAGAGAATATAAAAAAGGCAGGATTAAAAGTAGAAGGTGTAAAAGATTGTATAGCAGAACTTACATTCGACCCACCTTTTGGTTTAGATATGGTGCCTGAAGAAACAAAACTTATAATGGGGTGGTATTAATGCCTGTATATACATTTAGAAATAAAAGAACTGGTGAAGAGTGGGATGACTTGATGACTATAGCAGAAATGGAATCATTCACTAAGAAACGAAATATAGAACTAGTACCTACTGCTGCTATGTTAGTAGGTAGTGTTGGTCAAATGGATAGTAAGATAGACGGCGGATTTAAAGAAGTCTTAGGTAAGATATCAGACGCCCATCCACATTCAGCACTTGCAGATAGATATAGAAAAAGAGATTCAAAAGAAGCAAAAAACAAGGCGGCACTTGATAAGATTAAAAGAAAGTATGGTGCAAGTCTTGTTAAACCCTCTTAAACACATAAATAGAAGTGTTGCTGTCGAGACATTTACAACACCGTGCTACCGCACATAAGAAGTTGAGTAAATCAATCCGACAAAGCAACAATATCGGGGCGAGTAGAACGCCGATATAGGCGATTAACTACTGCTCGCCCAACGAAGGAGAAGATATGAGCGATTTAGATTTTTTAGACGGTTTTGATTCCGATATAGATTGGGGATTTACTACAACCGACTCTAAACCTAGTGAAACAAAAGATACTGAAGCAGTTGCAAAGACAGCGGCTAATGAAGTTGCTAAGGTGACTGATGGTTCTTTGAAAGCATTAGAGAGTAAATTAGATAAAATATATTCAGCAGTCAATTCTGCTAAATCTGAAATTCACGAAAAAAATCAGACTGAACTTGATATTGCTAAGAAACAAATGGATGATGAATACGACTTGAGAAAAGACAATCTTGGTAAAGATCAAAAAGAAAAATTTACACAATTAGAGAAGTTAGTAATACCTTTGATGTTAAAACTAGCAAAAGCGCCAGAGAATTATATCTACTGGCCTAACCGTAAGAGTGTAATTGAATCACAATTAAAAAAAATAGTAGCAATAACACGAGGTAAATAATGCAATTATCAAAAAACTTTAGTCTAAGTGAAATGACTAAATCAGATACCGCAGCAAGAAAAGGTATTGAGAACACACCCACAGATCAACACAAAGAAAGTATGAAACTTTTATGTGATAAGATTTTACAACCTGTACGAGAACACTTTGCTAAAAGTGTAAGAGTAACCTCTGGTTACAGATCAGAAGCATTATGTGAGGCGATTGGTTCAAGTAAGACTTCTCAACACGCCAAAGGTCAGGCTGCAGATTTCGAAATAACTGGTATTGATAATAAAGTATTGGCAGAATGGATTATAGACAATCTAGATTTTGACCAAATCATATTGGAATTTTATAACGAGGGGGATGCCAATAGTGGTTGGGTTCATTGTTCTTATAAAATGCACGATAATCGAAAACAAGTACTTAGGGCGTCTAGAGTTGACGGAAAAACGCATTATTCACACGGATTGGTACTTTAAACGCTTGACATTTGAGTCAATTCCTGTTATAATAGTTATATTATGAGCAAACTACAAGATTACTTCAAGACTAAGGGGATGAAGTCCTTTACACACAAACCAGTTGATGATCTACCACAATTAATACGAGAAAATATTGATGGTAAAAGATACTATGTTTCACCTACAGGTGAGAAGTATCCATCTATCACGACTGTACTCGCAAAAAACAATAACGAAGGCATTATCGCTTGGCGTAAGAAAGTAGGTGAGGCAAAGGCAAATGCTATTGCTTCAGCTGCGGCAACAAGAGGTACTGCTGTACACAAACTTATTGAACAGTATTTGAATAACGAAGAGTTATCAGACGCAGGTGTTTTACCACTTGCCTTGTTTACAGTTATGAAAGAAGAACTAGATAAGATTGACAACATAGAGATACAAGAAGGTTCAATGTATAGTGATAAGTATAAAGTTGCTGGTCAAGTTGACTGTATCGCTGAATATGATGGCAAACCGTGTATCATTGACTTCAAGACTTCTACTAGAGAGAAGAAAGAAGAATGGGTTGAAAACTATTTCATACAAGGCACAGCATATGCTGAAATGTACGAAGAGAGATACGGTAAATCAATAGATGATATTCTAATACTAGTTGTAACCGAGCAAGGTCTCAATCAAGTATTTCATAAGAAGAAGCAAGACTACATACCTAAATTAATAGAGGCGATAGATAACTTCAATGTCAATAATAACACCCAATAAATTTGCTATTATCATAGAGAATATGGTAAGAAACAAAAAGATGTCTCATTTAGAGGCAGTCTTATCATACTGTAAGGAACATAATGTTGAACCTTCTGGTATGAGTAAGATGATAAACAAGTCTTTAAAAGAAAGACTTGAAGTGAACGCTATGGATTTAAGATTATTAAAAGAAGGCGGTAAAGTAGGCAAGTTACCGGTGTAATGGATGGATTTGATGTCTATAAAATCTACCTTGCAATCAAACTACACTTCACTTCGGAATCGTATGACTACTTCAAGCACAATGGGAAAACTACTGCAAGACTTAACACCTTTACTAAAAGGCGTGATCGATACTTTTTTCACAAGTTGTCTAGGTCTTATTCGAGTAGTGCTTGTGTTGACTATTTTGTTGCTGGATTTATTGGTAGCGATACAGTTTGGATTGGCGATGTGGTTGGAAAGTCTGGTCAAGAAAATTACACCAGATGGCAAAAAAGAATAGAGAGTTTAAGTTATGTCTTTGAAAATGATTGCAATACTTTGCTTGACTTCATCGAGGAGAAGCGAATCAAATTTGACGACCTGTTCAAAGTCAAAGACGGGCAACACCCACCACTGGTTAAGTTGTATATTGCCAACAAGATAACAATAGAAACCATGGTGATACTGAATGATATTCTTAACTACTCAAAACAATTTAACAAAGAGATCGGTGAGACAGTCATCTGGCCAAAAAAGTATAAATTATTATTGAAGTATAAACCATTTCTGAAATACAATATTACAAAAATGAAAATGATTATAAAGAAGAAGATAAATGAGCGGTGACGGATATACAATATGGACTCACGAGCATACTGCTCTAGAGTTATCAAACAAAGTACATGAACTTTCAAACAAGTTAAAGAAAATTGAAAAGGTCAATAACGAAGAAGGTGCAACATCACTTACTAAACAAGTTATGATTAAACATATATTAGAAAACAAATGATTACTCAATTATGGGGCGTGCCTGTATATCAAGAACCTACTAATATTACTTTATCTACTTTTTCAGATACAGAAATCAACATATTAAAAAATGCTAGAGAGGAGTGTGAGACTGCCGAAAATATGAGGCAAAATAGTCCAACACAAACCGAAATAATTAAAAAAAACGGCAATATATTAACTAAACCTGAATTAAAAAGAATTAATAATCTCATAGAGAAACACGCTGAAGTATATGCAAGACAAGTTATATGTATGAAACAGGACATAAAACAAACTGCGAGTTGGTTTACCGTAGCAAAGAAAGGTGATTGGCATAGACCCCACCTTCATAGACATACTTTATTTTCAGTATGTTTTTATCCGAAAGCATATAGTGGTAATTTAGTACTAACTACTGATAAAGGTAAGAATTCATTTCAACAAGATTATTTTCTAGGATTACAATATACAGAATACAATCCATGGAATTGTCAGAATTGGTCAATACCAATTACTTCTGGTGATATTGTTATATTTCCTGGTTCAGTATCACATGGTACCAGTGAGAATGAAAGTGAGGAAGAACGCTGGATGATTGGTGCCAATTATTGGGTCTCTGGTACTTTATCTTTCCATGATGAACTAGATACAATTACAATTTAATGCTTGACTATTAGGGTAGAATCTGTTATACTATACCTATTAACAAGGAGAGACTATGGCAAAATACATAATAGAATCATCTAGAAATAGAAGAATAATAGTTGAAAGTGAAGATAAAGAAGGCATTATCAGAACTTGTCGAGACTTAAATGAGATTGACGCTCAAAAGACTTTGGGTGTGAATAACTTTGTGGTAACACAAAATGCCGAAATAATTTATGGAGAATCTGATTAATTCTTATAAATAGTACTATATTATGCACAATGTGGATAAATTAATACATACAAACAATACTTACAAATACAAGGAATATATAAATGAATACAAGTATAGCGGCCCTAAAACGGTCAAGATCAAACCTAGACGCACTCACTAAAGAACTTAGTGGCGTTTCTTCAAACAACAATCAGAAATCTTATGTAGATGACAGGTTCTGGAAACCAGAACTTGATAAAACTGGTAACGGTTATGCCGTTCTTAGGTTTTTACCTGCTGTCAAAGATGAGGATTTACCTTGGGTAAAAATGTGGTCACACGCATTTCAAGGACCTGGTGGTTGGTATATTGAAAACTCTTTAACTACAATGAATCACAAAGATCCAGTTAGTGAAGAGAACAGTCGTTTATGGAATACAGGTATCGAAGCAGATAAAGATATTGCAAGAAAGAGAAAAAGAAAACTCTCTTACTTCGCTAATGTTCTTATTGTTGCTGATCCTAAACATCCTGAAAACGAAGGTCAAGTAAAACTATTTAAATTTGGTAAAAAGATTTTCGATAAGATTACTGACAAAATGCAACCTCAATTTGAAGATGAGAAACCTGTAAACCCATTTGACTTTTGGGAAGGTGCAGACTTTAAATTGAAGATCAGAAAAGTTGATGGATTCTGGAACTATGATAAATCAGAATTTGATTCAACAAAAGAGATTGCGGAGAATGATGAGGCCATTGAAGGTATATGGTCTAAACAATATCCGTTAAAACCATTTCTAGAAGAGTCTAACTTTAAAACATATGATGAGCTGAAAAGCAAACTTGATAAAGTTTTGACAGGTTCTAGAAGTACTGGTACAGTAGAAGATATGGTTACCCCACCTTCCTTATCTGAAACTAAACCAGAACCAGTAGTAAGTGAAACAGTAGCGGATTCTTCACCAGTCGCAAGCGATAATGATGATGAAACGCTATCTTACTTCAGCAAACTAGCAGAAGAAGAGTAAATTTCTCTCCACCTGTTTTGTTATACTACCGAAGGGCGGCTTTAGAGTCGCCCTTTTTTTTATCATAAATATAGCTATGACATATCTAGTAAACGATCATTGTATCAAATGTAAACTTACTGATTGTGTCGAAGTCTGTCCAGTTGACTGTTTTTATGAAGGTGATAATATGCTTGTTATCAATCCTGATGAATGTATAGATTGTGGTGTATGTGAACCAGAATGTCCTGTCGGTGCCATTGTAAGTGATAATGGTAATATTGATGATAAGTGGTATGAGATAAATGATAAGTACAGTCAAATATGGCCGAGAATAACAGAAAAGAAAGATCCTCCACCTGACTGGGAAAAGTATGAGAAAGAGGAAAACAAATTAGAAAAATATGGACTCGAAAATAAAAAGTAATCCTGTCGCAAGGGCAAACAAGAATAGACCACAGGTGATTCCTAACAAGAAGAAACCTAAGAGAAATGATTTAAAAGGTGATTTGAAAAAACAATGGGAAGCAATCTAAAATTACTGGCAAGTGGTTGTAGTTTTACTGACCCTAGACTCACAAAGAATAATTGGGTTAATCAATTAGCAGACGAACTAGATTATTTACCATTAAATGTTGCAGAGTCAGGATTTGGCAATCAAGCAATATTTGAATCAATAGTAGAAGCATTATCAAAACATAAAATAGATTTAGTTATAGTACAATGGACCTATCTTGATAGATATGACATTGAGGGTGGTCGTTGGTTAAGATATCATCAATATAAGTGGAATAAAAAAGGTATTGATGGTACAGAATATAAACAAGATGTATTTTACGATATTATATCAAAATCTTTTGAAAAACATACTATACAAGGCATACTTAAAACTTGGCAAAGAAAACAAGATAGATATTCTTTTGCACTTAAACAAATATGTAAGTCTTTAAATATAAAATACATAGAGTTTCAAGGTACAGATAAGTGGTGGCCGATAGAAGATAATTTTAAACTTGCAAATAAGAGATTAGATGTTAAGTTTACAGAATGGTCTTGGGATAAACATTTAAGAGATTTAGAAGGTAATGCTAAAGATAATCCTATATATCGTGTAGGTTATAATCAACCAAGT